CCAGATGATTGAAGAGCAGTTGGGCGCCCCATTACCATACTTCAAAGATGATGACAAAGAGTCACTCCCAGAAGAGTACGAAGTTCAAATCTCTCGTTTGGTTGCAGAAGCAAGTCAACAGCTATTGCAGCAGAATCAAGCTAAAGCTCAACAAGAAAAAGCACAACAGCAAGCTCAAGACCCAATTATCCAAATGCAACAACAAGAGTTGCAGATCAAGGCTCAAGAAGTACAACGTAAAGCCAAGAAAGATCAGGACGATCTACAAATTAAGATGCAAGAACTCCAGCTTGATAGGGAGAAAATGCAGATTCAAGGAGAGATTGAGGGTAATAAACTAGGCGCAAAAACAGCCTATGACAGAGATAAGTTAGACAAACAAATGGACTTAGATGGTACTAGGATTGGCGTAGATATTGCTAAATCCCAGCACCAAATGAGTATCCAACAAAATTCACAAAAGGAAAAACCTAAAAAATGACCGGACTAGAAATACTAGTACAACAAATAGACGATAAAGTTCACCAACTTCAAGACTCCATCACCAATGGAAACATCGAGAAGATTGAGGACTACAAAAAAACCTGCGGGGAGATTCGAGGTCTGCTACTCGCACGGGGATATACATTAGACCTCAAAGACAGATTGGAGAACTCGGATGAGTGAAAAACTGGACTTAAATAAGGCTTTGGATTTATCAAACCTTATAGATAAGTCAGACGAAGAAAAAGCAACACAACTCCCCAAGCCGTCAGGATACAGAATCCTCTGTGCAATCCCTGATATCGAAAAGGAGTACGAAAGTGGGCTGTTAAAAGCCGACACAACCTTGCACTATGAAGAACTATTAACCACGGTTTTGTTTGTTGTGGATTTAGGCCCTGATTGTTATGCAGATAAGAGCCGTTTCCCAGGTGGACCTTGGTGTAAAAAAGGAGACTTTGTATTGGTTCGCCCCAATTCTGGTAGCCGTTTAGTTATTCATGGGCGTGAGTTCCGTATCATTAACGATGATTCCGTAGAGGGTGTAGTAGATGATCCTCGTGGCATCAAGCGCAAATAAGGAGTAGGAAATGCCAGAATTTGAAAAAGAAGAATATCAATTCCCCGATGAAATAGAATCTAAAGATGATGACAAAGCAGAAGGTTTTAAAAAACCCGAAGCTGAAGAATCAGGAATAGAAATTGAAATTGAGGATGACACCCCTACGGAAGATAGAGGGCGTGAACCGTTACCTAAAGAAATTGTTGAAGAGCTAGAGAATGACACGCTTGAAGACTACTCTGAAAAAGTAAAAACCCGTCTTAAACAGATGAAAAAAGTCTGGAATGACGAGCGTCGTGAAAAAGAAGCAGCAGCTCGTGAACGTGAAGAAGCTATTACGGTAGCACAAAGGATCCTTGCGGAAAACAAAGCTTTAAAAGCTAGGCTCTCCCAAGGTGAGGACACAATCCTTGAATCATTTAAGAACGCATCTCAGCGTGAACTTGATGAAGCTAAGCGTGATTACCGTGAAGCGTATGAAGCTGGGGACGCAGATAAGCTGGTAGAAGCTCAAGAAAAAATGACTACTGCTAAGCTAAAAGTGGACCGTGCGGTGTTTGCAGCACAAAATCGTAAAGAAAATGCTTCACAGAACAACGATTTTGATGTAAAAATACCACAACAGCGTCAAGAACAACCTGTTCAAGATCAAAAAGCCGCTAAGTGGCAGTCAAAAAACACTTGGTTTGGTCAAGATGATGAGATGACTAGTTTAGCTTTAGGGCTACATGAAAAGCTAGTTAAAGAACATGGTATGGCTTACGCCACGACTGATGAATATTACAAGCGTATTGATCAGACGATGAAAAAACGGTTCCCCGAGAATTTCGAGGACGACATAAAAAACGAAGAGGAAGAAAAACCTCAACGTACAAAACCAAGCACGGTAGTAGCTTCAGCAGCCCGTAGCACGTCTTCTAAGAAGATTAAGCTAACAACCTCAGCGCAAGCAATTGCAAAGAAGTTGGGACTGACCCCTGAACAGTATGCCCGTGAACTAATAAAAATGGAGGCCTAAAATGGCTGAAAACAGAATAAACCGTGATGTAGATAGCCGAGAACTTAATGAGCGCCCTAAGCAGTGGCGACCACCTGAGCTTCTTCCTGAACCTGATAAACAGGTTGGTTATGCGTATCGTTGGATTCGAGTATCAATGTTAAATGCTGCTGACCCCCGCAATATTTCAAAATCATTGCGTGAAGGTTGGGAACCTGTAACTATTGAAGAACAACCCAAATTTAAACTGCTAGCCAGTCGAGAAGGTCAATTTAAAGACAATATCGAAATTGGTGGGTTATTGCTTTGCAAAGCTCCATTAGAGTTTGTTGAACAACGTAAAGAATATTACGACAATTTGACAGCTCAGCAGGCGGAGTCTGTAGACAATAATTTAATGCGCCAAAACGACCCAAGGATGCCACTCTTTAATGAGCGTAAATCTTCGACTAGTTTTGGTAAAGGTAATTAATTAATTAGGAGATTTAAATGGCTTATCCTACAATTTCAGCCCCTTACGGGCTAAAGCCTATTAATCTTATTGGTGGTCAAGTTTTTGCTGGATCTACTCGCAACATTGCGATTCAGTATGGCTTTAACACTAATATTTTTTATGGCGATGTAGTTAGTATTTCCCGTGGTTACATCACACGTACAACTGTTACTACAGGTGCTGGTGCTTCTACTGGTGGTACAGGTACAGGTATTATCGGTGTATTTTTAGGTTGTTCTTACACCAACCCATTGACCAAGCAAAAAGCTTTCAGCCAATATTGGCCCGCAGGTACTTTAGCTGGTGATGGCGTTGCAATCGTTACTGATGATCCAGACACATTGTTTAAAGTTGTTGCTGTTACAGCAGCTGCTGGTACAACTGTTGGTTCTGTTGCTCGTCCAATGATTGGTTTGAACGTAACAGGCTCTAACTTAGCTGGTTCTACTGCTAGTGGTAACTCTAGCAACGGTATTGTTCCATCAGTTAGCGTTGAAAACACTTCAACCTTACCTTTCCGTATTGTTGACGTAGTTCCTGATACAGCAATTGTAAGCAATGCAACTTTAACTTCTGGTGGTGGTACTACAAGCTTGGTATGTACAGGTTTGACAAGCACATTGCCATACGGTACTGAAGTTGGTTACTTAGCTGCAAACGGTCAATATATTGCTACAGGTTCTTGGGTATCTTCTGCTGTTACAGGCACAGGTTCACAAACAATCTCTATCAATAGCCAAGCCGTTACAGTTAATGCCGCTGGTGCTGCATCTACTGGTATTACAATCCCTGCGGCAAGCACTTTGGTGTTTACTCAGTATCCTGAAGCTGTTGTTAAATTCAACTTCGGTATCCAAGAGTATTACAGCAATACTGCAGCAGCATCAACACTTTAATTAGGAGCTAAATAATGGCTATTTCACGTGCACAACTATTGAAAGAGTTGCTCCCCGGACTGAATGCATTGTTCGGATTAGAGTATGCTCGCTACGGTGAAGAACACAAAGAACTCTATGAAACAGAGACCTCTGAGCGTTCTTTTGAAGAAGAAACAAAACTGTCAGGTTTCTCTGCAGCACCTGTTAAAAACGAAGGCTCAGCCATCGCTTATGACAATGCTCAAGAAGCATGGACAGCTCGCTACAACCACGAAACTATCGCCCTTGGCTTTAGCTTGACTGAAGAAGCAATCGAAGACAACCTCTACGATTCTTTATCTGCTCGCTATACCAAAGGTCTGGCTCGTGCTATGGCTTATACCAAGCAGGTTAAAGCTGCTGCTACATTGAATAACGGCTTCTCTGCTGCCTACACAGGTGGCGACGGCGTTGCTCTATTTAGCACTGCTCACCCATTGGTAAACGGCGGTACTAACGCTAACACTCCAGCTACTCAAGCTGACTTGAATGAAACTTCGTTGGAAAACGCTGTTATTCAGATCGCTGCTTGGACAGATGAGCGTGGTTTGCTGATTGC